GAAGATGGCTCATACACACCACAAATCAGTGACAAGATCACACGTAAATTTAAAAGAGTAAGTCCATTCGATTTTTACGAAAGTCCTTCAATGACGAATGTTGGTGATAGTTGGCATGTTGAGCACGTACGATTTACGCCACAAGATTTAACACGTATGCGCGGTGCCAAGGGTTATAACACGCCAAACATTGTTCTTGCTCTTAATGATTACCGCGAAGGTGGTTTAAGAGAAACAGCATTTAACTCAAGTGAGCGTGAGCGTCTAGAAGGAAAAGAGACACTTAACCTAAGTTCATACGAAATGATTGATGGGATTGAGTGGACCGGCACAATTCAAGGCAAAAAGCTTATTGGATTTGGTATAGACCAGCAAATCGAGGATGAATTTCAGGAATATTCTGTATCAATAGTAGTTGTTGGCAATTACACAATTAAAGCAACTATCAATCCAGACCCAACTGGACAAAGCAACTATTACAAAGCCTGTTTTAGAGATGTGCCTAATAGTTTTAGCGGTGAAGCTCTACCAGAAATCATTGAAGACATTCAAGGCGCTGCCAATGCGGCATCACGCGCACTCATTAATAACCTAGCAATTGGCTCACAGCCTATGGTCGGTATTGATATATCGATGTTACCAGCCGGTCACACAACCGGCAGTGTAGCACCTGGTAAAGTTTGGCTGTACTCAAGTAAAAACGGGCAAACAAAGCCTGGCGTGACATTTTTTGCACCAGAAATAAAAGCTAACGAGATTTTAGCGGTAGTGCGTGATTTTGAGCGACAAGCTGACGAGCGTAGCGGCATACCGGCCTATACATATGGTACTGACGCAGGCGGTGGAGCAGGAGCAACAGCATCAGGTTTATCAATGTTACTCAATGCCAGTTCAAAAACCACAAAACATATTGTGCGTGGTATAGACATTGGAATTATCGAACCGCTAATAACCAATTTATATCAGTCTGCCATGCTCGACCCCGACGTTCCAGACGAGTGCAAAGGTGACGCATCAGTCAAAGCACGTGGCTCAGACGCATTAATGCACAAAGAAGCGACAATCATGCGCCAGCTAGATTTTATGGCCATGACAAACAATCCTACCGATATGCAAATCATTGGTATTGAAGGTCGGCGCGAAATGCTTGAAACCGCGAGTAAAAATTCAGACTTCCCAGTCGGTCGCGTAATCCCAACACAAGATGTAATGGAACAGAGACTAGCCAATGCTCAACCAGACCCTAACGACCCGAACGCTGAAACAAATAATCAACCTCAAGCAAAGCAAGCGTGATGTATCTGACGCTGTAGTTGAGCTTTTTAAAAGTGAGTTGCAAAGCGTTATTGATCAGTTGATTGCAGAAGAAAACCCTTGCGCTATTTATCGCTGCCAGGGCGCAGCAGACAAGTTAAAAGAATTAATACAGCTCTTTGAAACACCTACGGTTTTCAATGGGTTAATAAAAGAATAGCCGGTAACGGTTAATACACAAGGTCGCTATATGCGGCCTTTTTTTATGTCCAAGTGAACACCAGCGGGAACACCGTAACCGGCTCCCAAGACTCACAAAAGGAAAAATATATATGGGCCTTATTTCAAGGTTAGAGCAGGAGGAGAAAGACGCAGATGCGTTAATCCTCTCAAGTCAGAATAACCCGACCGAGCCACAGCTTGATACCGGCGATGAAGAAACACCGCTTAGTACAGACCAGTTTGTCAGAACACCGGTTAACACCGACTCTGAGAAGGATTGGGAACAAATGTACAAAGCATTCCAGGGTAAATTTCACGCAGAAGTACCGATTCTACATAAAACCGCAGCAGATTTGAGACAGCAAGTTGCAGATTTGAAACAGCAGTTAGCAGGTAGCTCTACTGACAATGGTGAATCAGAAAGGTACAGGTCCGAAAACAGTTCATTGAAATCTCAATTAGAAAGTGTAAACGCCCAACTTGAAGCCAAAGGCCAGTCGAGTGCTAACACAAGAGATGAATATTTGGACGAGGAATATGGCGAAGAATTTACCAACAGTATTGATAAGCGAATCGACGCAAAAACAAACTCGACCAATCAACAACTTAAAAAGATGCAAGAAACGAATCAGCAAAATCAGATAGATATGCGCAAAGTAGCTCTATCTGGAATGCTGAAAGCGCAAGGCATCGATTTTGAGCAAGTTGATAGTGACCCAATGTTTCATCAATACTTAACCAAGTCTGAGGGCAATACACGCCAGCAGAGGCAAGTGTTTCTAAATCAAAATTTCATGGCCGGTGATTTACACGCCACCGCTGCTTATTACACCGAGTTTAAGGCCCACGAGCGTTCGAGCTTAAAAGCAAATCCTCTTGATAATCATGTTGATGTGTCGTCAAGCAACGGTGCGCCAGACGCGGGTGACGAGCCCGATATTTGGACCACTGATGATATGAATCGTCTATATGACGATTACACAAAAGGCAATATTACTGAGGAAGTGTTTGTAAGTGAAGAACAACGATTCTTTAGGGCTCAGGATGCAGGTAACTTTCGTGCCTAGCTAACTTGAGCCCATAGTAGGAAGTTATTCTCATGGGTTATAAAGTAGCAGCCGGTAAAGCAAACTATTCAAGCACTGGTCCAGGTGCAAGAAGCAAGTTTATTCCAACGATTTGGAGTAAGAAACTCTTATCAAAGTATTACAGAAATTGCATTTATAGCGAAATCTCAAATACTGATTATGAGGGAGAAATCAAAGCTTTTGGTGATCAAGTAGACATCAGAACTATCCCAGACTTAATCATCAATGATTATGAAATTGGTATGGATTTGAGCTACGAGCAGCCTGAATCAGAAGCAGTTAGCCTTAAAATCGACCAAGGCCACTACTTTGCGTTTAAATGTAACAGTGTTGAAAAACATCAGTCAGATTTAGACCTAATGAATATGTGGTCTGGTGATGGTGCAGAGCAGATGAAGATTAAGATTGACCAGAACGTCCTTCGCTCCATCTACACTGGTGCCGCAGCTTGCAATGCAGGTGCCAATGCAGGTAATGACACAGGTAGCATTAACTTAGGTTCAGCAGGCTCACCATTGGCGGGTACTAAAGCTAACATCGTTGACTATTTAGTTGAGCGTTTTAGTGTGTGCCTGGACGAAACCGACACACCGGACAACGAGCGATTTGTAATTTTGCCTCCTTCTTTGTGTGCTCGTATTAAAACGTCAGAGCTAAAAGACGCAAGCTTATCAGGTGATGGTCAGTCTACATTGCGTACTGGTAAAATTGGCATGATTGACCGCCTTAACATTTACTCTAGTCGTAACCTTCGTAAATCAGGTGCCGAATATGATGTGTTGTTTGGTCACAAGTCAGCCTTGTCGTTTGCTGCTCAGATTACTGAGATGGAAACATTGAAAAACCCTACCGACTTTGGCGATTTAATTCGTTCACTAATGGTTTACGGTTTTGATGTATTAAAAGATGAACAGCTCGGTCACTCTGTAATGTCTGTCGGATAATCGACACTAACTAATCGACACTAACTATAAAACGCCCCGTAAATGGGGCTTTTTTTTGGGAAAAAATTATGCCAGAAGCTAAAAAGCCAAGACAAGTTAAGCCAGTTAAACCAGTTGTAGAGCTTTACATGCAAAATGGAGAAGGGCGCGTGTTTGTAGCAACGCCTGTACTACTCAAGCAAGCCAAAAAGGGCAAGTTTGGGCTAACACGTATCACAAAATCAGTGTTCGACGAAGCCCTAAAAAACGGCGGCATGACCGCAGCACTTGAAGATATGTCAGAGGATGATCTATAACTATGGCCACTACCAAAATAGTTGATTTGATTAACCGATGTGAAATCATTTCACAAGATAAAACCAGTGTACGCTGGCCGAAGCAGGAATGGTTGAATGGTTACAATGACGCTATTTTGTTTGTTGTTAATCGTCGTCCTGACAAAGCAGTTAAGAATGTTGATTTTGTAGTCGACGTGACTAATACAAAGCAAACATTGCCTGCCGATGCGCTATCACTGTTTACTATTACGCGAAATGTTGGTACCGGTAGACCGATAAGAAAACTTAGCCGAAACCAGCTTGATGATCAGTATGAAAACTGGCACCAAGAAACTGCCGTCAACATTGATCATTTCATGTATGACGAACGTGACCCTAAAATATTCTATATCTACCCGCGCCCCGTATCTGGACCACACACAATAGAGATAATCTATCCGTTTGCGCCAGAAGCGGTTCAAATATCAGACTTTACTAATAACGATGAAACAATCAGCGTTGATGATAGCTTTTTAAACCCTATTCTTGATTTTATGTTGTACCGCGCTTATTCAAAAGATGCGGATTATGCAGCAAACGGCCAACGTGCAAATGATCATCTGATGGCAGCAGAAAATGCGTTAGGCAGTAAGACACAAGCAGATGCAGCAACGATAAGAAAAGAGTCGCGCAATGGCTAAATTCTCTGACTACACAAAGTTCGCTGCTAGTTTTTGCCCAAATCTACCGGCCCTTGTATTTAAACGAGCAATGCTTAGTGCTTCGCGTGAATATTTTACTAAAACTCACGCATGGAAAGTAGTGGTGCCTTTGACATTGGTGCCTGGCAAAGCACTTTATGACGTTCCATATTCGAATGACGCTGAATTAATCGATTCTATTAAAGATGTATGGCTAGAAGATAAGTTTTTATCTCCATTGAGTCGTGAATATCTCACAAGTGATACAGATAAAGGTACACCCCGCTATTTCTCTAATCCTTCCAAGAAGACTATCAATTTATACCCTACGCCCAAAAAATCCGGTGAGCTCAATATTACATTGACGTTGAAACCATCGTTTTTAGCAGAAGAAATGCCAGATGAAATATTCCAAGAGAATTTTGAAGGGTTGATAGCCGGTGCCATTTTTCAAGTCAAGAGAATGGCCGGTGATTGGTACGACCCACAGAGCGCATTTATTTTTAATCAAGAGTTTGTACGATTCATCGAGGATAAGCGCATGGAGCTAATGCTTGGCAATAACAACTCTGAAATTTTTATTGAATACCCTAATTTTAAATAGGACATAATTTTGCAACTGCCCATCAATACATTCAAAGGTATGGTTCCACTTATCGAATCATCCAAGTTGCCAAATGAAAACGCTACACTTGCTGTCAACTGTCGTTTTGATTCCGGTAGCTTAGAGCCATACTTATCTTCAAGTGCGGAGACTGCGACTATTGTAAGCAATGCAAAGACACTGTTTTTGTATGAAGATCAGTATTGGTTTAGCTTTCCTGAAATTGTTAATGCTGTCCCATCACCTATCAACAATGATGCGTTTGCTCGCGTTTACTACACTGGCGTAGGCGTTCCTAAAATGACGGCTAACGATGTGGCAACCGGCATAGGGGTAATGCCTAACATTAGCTATAGAATGGGCGTAAAACAGCCCCTATCAATGACTATTGCCGGTTATGTGGATAATGAGCAAAATGAAGAAGGGCAAGAAGATGATATTACTCGGTTCTACAACCAAACTTACCTAAATGCTTACGGCGAAGAATCAATGCCGTCGTTGAGTAGTCCAGAAGTAACGCTTAATAATCCAAACGCACACGTAATATTAAATTTGCCAAGCCCTGGTACTAACGAGCAAAACATTACACGTACCCGTATTTATAGAACCAACGGCGATGCGTTTCAGTTAGTTGCCGAACTGCCTATTTCAGCTTCTTCTTACACAGACATTTCTACTGATGTAGAGCTAGGCATTGTGCTAGATACGTACACGTTTGCAGAGCCAATTGAAGATATGTCGGGTTTGACAGTGATGGCCAACGGAATTTTGGCAGGGTTCTCAAATTTTACTATCTGTTTTAGTGAGTCTTTTTTGCCACACGCTTGGCCTGTCGAATATCAATTGACTACTGAGCACGAAATTGTAGGCATTGTTGCTATTGGTGACAGTTTAGTCGTTGGTACAACCGGCAATCCATATTTGTTTTCTGGTGTATCACCCGACTCAATAAGCTCAATGAAAGTAGAGCTGAGTCAATCATGTGTGTCTGCACAGTCAATGGTAGATATGGGAAGCTTTGCTTTGTATGCCAGTCCTGATGGCTTAGTAGCAGTATCACCAGGCACAGCAAAACTGATTACAGAACAGCTATTTAATAAAAAACAATGGAAGTCATATCAGCCACAAACTATTAAAGCCGCATTTTATGAAGACAAGTACATAGCGTTTTACGGTAGCAGCAAAGGATTTATCTTTGATCCAAGAACGCTAGATTTTGTAGAGCTCGATTTTACGGCAGACGCATTATATACAGACCTTAAACGTGACAAATTATATATGTCTACTAATACGGCCCTGTCGTCTTTTGATAATAGCGCCGGTTCATTGTCCTATGTATGGGAGAAAGAAATTAGGTTAGATAATCGTCCTGGTCCAGCAGCGGTTTATATTGATGTTGAAACGCCATCGAGCAACGGTTTTAGATACATTCTAGATGGTGTTGAATTACTGACAATAAGTGATTTATCAAGTATTGAAGACGCTCAAGGGCAAGTGCTTTTTCATCTGCCATCGGTTCGGGGCAAGCTGATCACTATAAAACTGACTGGTACTGGAAGAATTAATAAATTTGCATTCGGTTCTAATCTGAGTGAGGCCAAAAATGGCTAACAAACAAGTTAAGCATCCAGGCATACCAAGAGGGAATGACAAAAAAAGTATTGATGCGCTTGCTCACAGCATGGAAACGCTAACCGGTGCCAAGGGTGACATACTTAAAAAAGCCTTAACGTGGGGTGACCTAGAAAAAGCAGGCATGGTCAACGTTATAAGAAGCCTAACTAGAACGCCTGGTATTAATCGGGTTGTAGATACACAAGTTTCTTTTACACCTACTGCACCAACTAACTTTGAAGCGATACCTACTTTTACTAGAATATTACTAAAATGGGACCGAGCATCTTACACCAATCATGCGTTCACTGAGATATACAGAGGTGAAGTAGATGTTTTGAGTGCGTCAGAGTTCATTGGTAGTACCGTTTCAGGCGCGTACACAGACGAAGTAAACAGTAATACGTCATATTATTATTGGGCAAGACACGTAAACGATTCTAATGTACCTGGACCTTACAACGATACTCAAGGCACACTTGCTACTACATTCGAAAGACCTATCGATGTTCTAAACGAATATAGTAAAGACATTTACGCAGGCGAAAACTTTGCGTTTTTACGCAGTAATATGTCAATAATGGAAGCACTCGATCGCGCTTATCAAGCTGCCGGTCTTGGTGCTGATTCATCTTTGCGTAACGCTCTATCAAATGCGGATAGTATTTCAGACTTATTAGCTGAACAAGCCATGGTAGGCGCACTGGATAAGCACAGCACTAGCCAAAGCATCAAAGCACAGTTCTCAAATAACTTTTCAAAGATGACAGGTAATATACGAGCAGTTGTCGATATTAATCAAACATACGTGTTCCGCTTACAAGAAATGGAATCGTATTTTGAAAACGAATTAGGCAACGCAATAATCGCGGGTATCACTAATTTTGAAGGTACTTACGCCGGTGAAGCGGGTGCGTTTGCTACTAACATTACTGATTACAAAGTGGTGTACAACGGTGGAGAGGCCACACTTCAAGAATTAGCACAGGTCACAGCTAACAATGACAACAATATCGCCACGACTCAATGGGGCGTTAAGTCTAATATTAACGACATTCAAGCCGGTGTCGGTTTTTACCAGGACAGCAACGGTAAAAGCAGTTTTATTATTAATGCCACCGAATTTGCTGTTGTCAATGCCACTGACTCTTTTATAGACAACCAAGTGCTATCCGATTCGTTGGTCCCTTTTGTTATCCGAAATAACAGAACTGTCATTAAAGAAGCATTTATCGATGTAGCGGTTATTACTGAATTGATTGCTGAAAGAATTTCAGCAAATGAAGTCAACGTCACTATCAAATTATTTTCTCCTGTCATTGAAGCAGGCTCTATTGTTGGTAGCACTATCGACGTAGGCGGCGGTGACAAAGTAGGCTCAGGTCGCGTATCAATTGATTCTCAAGGTAATTTAACTGCAATTAATGTCGATTTAACAGGAAAAATAAAAGCGACTAGCGGCGAGCTAGACAACGTGACCATAAACGAATCATGCAACATTTTAGGTACGCTAAATGCAAATAACATTAACGGTGATGTATTAGATAGATCAGTAGTTGTTGTGCGCGAGTCCTTTGAGCACAGCGGCGGTAGATTAAATTTAATAACCGGTAACATTGTACCAGGCGTTATCGGTAAGACTAATGACAGAGTGCTCGTTATCAGTGGTATCTGTCTTGATCATCAAAACGGCTCTGGTAGTGATTCTCACTTCACGCTTGATTTATATTTTGACGATGAAATTGTACAAACCTATGTATCTAGAAACGTAGGTGAAGAAGGCACAGACACCCCGCAGTTAGGTTGCTTAATTCCAGCGAGCAATGAAACCCGCAGCTTTGCAGTAACACTCAATGTCTTAGCAACTGACAATATCATGATCCAACAATCTGCCATTGTAGCCGATGTATTTAAAGTGGGTTCAACCATACAAAATGTATCCGGTATGTATGCTTTTGGTGTGACTGATCCGTCTAGTTTTAAGGGTAATCCAGTTTTCATATCAGGAGGAAATTAACCCATGTCAAAGTGGTATAGATTAGGAACAATCAGTGCAGACGGTAGCGCAGTAATTAAAGGCGTAGCAACGTTTTGGAACTCAACCGTAAACAAACCTTTAGCCGGTGACATATTCACATCAGACAATGTTGAGTTATTTGAAATCCTGTCTATTGAAGCTGATGGCTCGCTAACTTTGCAACGTCCACATGCAACAATCTTGTCAGGGGCCAGTTATGCAATTATCCGCAATACTTCTGCCACTACAAACACACGTATCGCGGCACAAGTCACAGACACACTGACTAAGTTGGGTGAAAAAATAACGGTTTCTACTACTGCGCCAGCAGCAAACCAAGGTAGAGAAGGTGACATTTGGATAGTAGCTACCTAAATGTCACTCGTTAAACATAATAATATTTGGAAACGCATAGAGACAATCAAAGTCAGGCGTGATGGTGCTTGGGTCGATTATACCAGCGTGTATGCCTGGTACAGCAAAGACAGCATATCTGCCTGGTATGAAATTGATATTGACGCGACACCTGTTGGTCCTGCCATTAACGTGTGGCAAATATACGCAGATGATCCAGACGCAGACACATTGGAAGAAGTGGGCTTGTCGTTCTTATCCTTGGATAAACCCTTTATAGGTTTTCTTTCCGGTCAAAGCGAAACGCTAGAAAATCAGGCTGATTTAGAAAGATTAGTCACCACACTTGATGATGTAGCGGCGTTTAAGTGGTCAAAAGTTGAGGGCAAACAAGGTGAGAAGGGTGAAGATGGCTCATTTGTTTCTTTCATATTTAGAAACGCCATTAATCAGCCTAATACACCTACGGGTGGTACGTATGATGGTTCAGTTGAAACCTTTCCCGACAACACAACTGACAGGCCCAACTTTACTAACGGCCTAATAACGTGGGTATCTAAAACCAGATACTATAAATTAGGAAATGCTTGGTCTAATAATGGGTGGTCAGAATTTTCTGAGTACGTAATTAAAGGCGGTAAGGGTGACAAGGGTGAAGGAGGTGACGCCGCACCCGAAAAGTTTTCGTGGACAGTGTATAGCGACTCTCAAACATCAGGCGCCATATACACTAGTAATGATCCTAGACGATTATTTATAGGCGTAGTTCATAACAATAGCACTATCAACCCAGCAACAGGGCCGAATGATCATGGAATCTACACGTGGTCTTTAGGTCTTAATGTTATTGACTTGAGAGAAAGCGATTATTTATTTAATAAGTTAGGCGCTGACAATATTAATGTTACAGAGCTATTTGCTGAACAAATTTTGGCTTCTGGCTTTATAAAATACCAAGGTGCTTCACAAGCTTCAGTTATTTTAGGTGGTGAAAGTACCGGACCTTTGTTTCAAACTAAAAATACAACGGGTGCCGATTCGTTCACTATTTCTCGGGCTGGCCAGGTCAGTTTTAATGCGGCGGGAATTGTACCAGGCTCAATAAATTTTAACGCTCTAAGTCAACAAGCAATTGAAAGTTTAGTAGGCCAAACGGGTACTCCTACGCCAGATTCAGGTGGCTCTAAGTCAGTCTCATTTGAAGCATCCGCAGCTATTAGCAAAACCCTTGATGTTTTAAAGCATGGTTCTAATACGATTAAATTGTCTGTTTACGGTTCAATGTCACGCAATAGTTCTACTCCGAATGGCAATGCTACAGCAAGAGTGACAGTCAATGAAAAGATAGGTAACGGAAGCTTTCAGGAAGCTAGAACTGATCTTGTTACTGCTGGGGAATTTCAGGATGGTGACACGTATTGGGTAGACTGGAATTATGACGTTGAATTTACTCGCAACCCTACTGCTGACAACGATGTAACATATCAGATTGTACTTAGCGCCTTCAACAACTGGGGTCCATTTAAAGGTGCTTTTAGCTTAATTGCCGAAGAAACTGCTGTTGGTTCAGGGGGAGGAGGTAGCTCTGACGAATTAGACGGTCAGAATGGCGCGTATTATCTGAACTACGCTAACTTTACTGGAACTGTACCTACTTGGAATCAAGATACTACAGGTAACGCCGCTACTGCTAATTTAGCTACAAAAGTGACTATTACTTCTGCATTATTCAATGGGGAATATGAAGTATTAGTAAACGTATCTGGCAACGAAATTTACTCCCGCAATACTTTTAAATACAGTGGAAGCACCGATACTCTAACTGTAGGTACGGTTAATGGTGATTTGTCGGGTACTGCTAGCCTTGCTGGGTACGCTCAAAGATTAGATGGGGGAGGGACTGCAAATGACCTAAATACCATACCCTTTGCAGGCAACAACAACGCCCTTATCTTCCAAAGATATTCAAATTCACCTAACCAACCACCAGGGAGAGTCAACAACGCTAACGCTGTGCTATTTATGAATAGTCACACTGGCCCTTACGGTAAACAGCTTGCTTTTGCTGATAACGACGATTTGTATATGCGTAGGTATACCAATGGGAGCTTTGCTGGTTGGAAAAAGTTAATTCATCAAGACAACATACCTCAAAGTATTACTGGAAATGCGGCAACAGCTACTAACGCTAATAACGCTAACTTATTAGATAATAGAGATAGCAGTGATTTTGCTACAAGCAAAGAGCGCGTAGTTAATAACCTAAATGACCCTCAGTATCGTAAATCAGGCATGTATGGGTTTAATAACGCACCAAGTAACAGACCAGGTGGTACTTACCAAGCAATGATAGTTGCTAACAACGCTGATGTTGGTTTGCAAATTGTAGGTGGGTATAGCAGTAATCAGTTATATTTTAGAGGTTATGCTAATAGTGGGGGTATTTACTACCCTTGGCACACAATAACCCACAGCGGTAACGACAGTAACTACGCCAAACTATCAGGCAATCAAAGATTCTTAAACAGTATAGGCGTTGGCGGTGCTATTCCAGGTGGTAACTTGGCTAGTAAAGGTATTGCTATTGGTGACAGCGATACAGGCTTTAAACAAGCTGGTGACGGCATCCTTGACCATTTTTGTAATGATCAAAGAATTGCTAGAGTGACCACAGGCTCATTCAACATATACAGAGATTTATATCTAAGCAGCAATAAAGTTTACGCAATAGATTGTGTAGCAACTTCTGACAGACGTTTGAAAGAAAATCTATCTAGGATTAGCGACCCAATTGGTAAGCTTAAAGGCATTACGGGATGGGAGTTTAATTTTGTTAGTACGCCTGGTGTTCGTTCTGCTCACACAATGGCTCAAGATGTAAGAAAAGTTTTTGCCGTAGCTGTTAGCGAAGATGATCAAGGAAGACTTAGTGTATCTCTTACTGCTGAGATAGCTTTACTAATCGAAGTATGTAAATCACAGCAAAATGATATTGAGAAACAGCAATATATCATTCAAAAACAGCAATATAATATTGAAGATATGCAACGTCGCATTTATAAATTAGAGAATAAATAATGGCAAGTCATACAGTCACAATATCAGCCAGTTTCTTCTATGATAATGAAGCCAGGTCAACACAATATTCTTTATCTATTAGTGGCCCTTCTACTATAACTGTTGGAGATACAGTTAAGTTTATATATGCAAATACTGGTCAAGGTTCAGGCACAGTAAGAGTTACAGGACTTAACGCTTTTTCTGATAACGGTAACATTGCGTTATCTAAAGGTGCGTCTAAAACATTAACTTCTAACACTGTTGTCAGTGATACGTTTAGTGCCAGTATTAATAACAATGCTACAAGAAGTAAAACTATAAATGTACAGTCAAACGTTGATAGTACGCCCGACCCAATAGTTTTTGGTGGTAAGGGCAATGTCAACCCTGGCAGCACTGTAGAAAGTGACTCTAAACAGGTCACGGGTATTAACACATCTGTATCTATGTCAGTAAGCAATGGTGAGTTTAAAATAAATTCAGGTGGTTATTCTTCTTCTAGACGAAATGTTAGCAATGGGCAGACTGTCACACTGAGAGGTACAGCCAGTTCTAACTTCAATTCAAATACTTTTGTCACAGGTACGATAGGTGGGAACCCTTACAGATTTACGATAGGAACAAAAAGTGACCCTAATGACGGTGATAAAATACCTTTTCCTAGAACGACACTTCCCGTATCGGTAAAAGACTTAGGTGATTTTTTTGGCCGTACAGATCCAATTAGAACATCACAAGGTGACTATTTAAAAGGTGGTCCGTTTGTCCCTAACATAAGCGAAAATAGTAAAGTAAGAACTGCATTACCTTTAAGCCTAGCTAGTTTTGAAGATTCATTTACTACACTATTTTGGGTAAAAACACCGGAATCAAAAACTGCTCTTGTTGACAGTGGTCTAGGTAGCGGAACATTAGAGCTACATTGGAAATCAGCCAAAGAAGGGTCTAACGATTTTGACGTTGGTTACAACGTGCTTATGCGTAACAACGTTCAATATAAATACAGGGTAGTTATGGAGCAAGGGAGTATTACTAGCCGGTCGCCATCATCAGAAGTATTCGGTAATGAACAAGGTATTATTCTTTATAAAAACTACAGTCGAAATCAAGCTGAAGAATGGGTCAAAGGTGAGATATTTATCACAGCCAGGCACAAGCAATACTCAAATGCAGAGATACAAACTTCTGTTAAATTTGACTTCTTAATTTACCAATAGGAACAAAACATGATCAAAGCAACATTCACTGATCCCCAAGGTCAAACTTGGACAGATGCAAAACTACGAATATTTAATTTCAACATGAACGCTAATAGTTCTTTGAGTGTAAGCCATCGCAATAACGGTGTACCTGTTGAAAACTCTAACCAGAATGCTAACGCGGTTATGCAAGTAGTTTATTGGCCCAATCAAGCAGCCTTAGATGCTGGTCATGTTCCCTACACCTTGGATAACACTGAGGATGAAATGGACGGTTTACAATTTCGTTTTGACTTGAGTACAGCGCCAACTACTCACGCAGAACTAGAAGCGGCTTGCGAAGCTTATCTAGTCGATACGATTTTGCCACCACTACAAGCCTAGTTAGATTCACTTTAACTACATTTATAAATAACTAATGCCTCTGATCCCTTCTGAGTTTGCTTGTCAAAAAATTGACGAACTTGGTAAAAAATTCAATGACCCTTTACTTTTAAACCGCATCAACTGTTCGCTGCTAAAACGCGAAGCCGTTATCTATGAGCATGAAAGCGTAGGTGTGGTGGTTACCAAACCAACTTACCATAATGGTAAGCCTAGCATGTTGATATGGGTCGCTATTGGGATTGGCATCAATGTAATAGAAACGTATTTACCTTTATTTGAAATGATAGCCAAACAAACAGGGATGAAATTTATTGTGTTTGAGACAAAGCGGCGAGGATTTAGCCGATTTATTAAGAAATTTGATTTTATAGAAGACCGTCCAAGAGGCGGTTTTTTTGTATTTACTAAAGAGGTTTAGCTTATGGGTGGCGGTGGCGGCGGTATTGAAGAAACTGAAGGCGAAAGAGCCCAGGCAGAAGTAGCGGTTAAGCGTTGGGCTGATTATCAAGAAGTATTTAAGCCTTACGAAAACAAATTTATGGGTGATGTAAACGAGCTTAATTCAGCAGCTAATTATCAACGTGCAGAAGAATTAGCCATAAGCCCATTAGCGGCAAGCTTTGCCGAACAAGGTATGAAAATTCAAAAGCGAAATATGGCCAGCGGTATCAATCCCAACTCTGGTAAGTTCAAAAGTATTAATAGCGAGATAACATCTAGCCAGGCATCAGCAGAGCTTGATACGGCTTCAAGAGCTAACGTAACACAACAAGAGCGTTACGTCGGTGGATTGCAAAACATCACAGCCATGGGCCAAGGCCAAGCAACTACAGCTATGAACGGTATGGCTGACGTAGCACAAATGTCACAAAGAAACGCCAGAAGTGAAGCGCAGGACGCATTAGCTAAACGAAATAATGTTCAATCAGGTGTCGGCGCAGTCGTTGGGGCGGGTACATCGTATGGGCTAAACCGAAAAACGCCAGTCGATAATTCTACTGACGAATATAAAAATATAGGAATTGACTAATGGGTTACGGTGAACAGCAAAGTAATGCTAGACCTTTTAATGGCTTAGGTAGAATTCGTGACGACAGAGGAATGCCATCTGCTTTTAATGGCAATCCAGTTAGAACCGGCCCTTACGGTATGCCTTATAGAAGTCAAAACAGCGACACCTATGCAACTGATACTTACGCAGACTTAACACGCGCAGAGTACGCAGATTATAAAAAACGCTTTCAACCTTTCGAAAATCAGCTTATGTCACTGGCTGACAGTGAGGCAATGCTTGATGAACAACTCTCCAAAATTTCAGCAAATGGCGTGTCTCGATACAAAAAATCACAAGCCAATTCAGCTTTAAATAATCAGCGTTATGGTGTTCAATCCAATGCCAGGGAAACAAATTACAACGACACAAAACTAGACGGTCGTAGAGGTCTGGATATTGCCCAAGCTAAGAATATGAGCCGATTACAGTCTGAGGACAGTAAATCAAATATTTTATCGGGTGCTGGCTCAACCAGACAACTCGACAATCAGGGGTAATTATTATGGGATACGGGCTATTACAGCAAGGCCGTTCAGTTAAGAACCAAGCAATGAAAGGTATTTCTACTGCCGCTAAACTAGAACAAAACCGCAATCTTACTAATGATGGAATTGACCGCGCAGAAACATCAGCCAAAACCACTAACGCTACAGCAGGCGCAACAACCGGCGCAATGATTGGTGCCAATGTAGGAGCAGCAGCAACAGTAGCGGCAGCAGTACCAGGCGCAGCAGCAGCAACCGGCCTTGGTGCATTAGGCGCGGTAGGTGCGGGACTAGCAACCGGCGGCGTTGGTTTAGTGGCAGGCTTACTTTTATCGGAGTTGTTTTAATGAGTGCTTTAACAGATGGGTTTAACTCTGCGTTTAGTGCAATGCAAAGTCACTATGACAGACAAGAAAATAATGAGCGTTATGATCAAAGCCAGGATAGGCAATCTGCTTTAGACATAAAAGCAGACGAGCGTTATAACGCCCAAGTAGTCAGGCAGTCTGGTTTAGATGATCGAGCAGCAAAGTTTCAAGATATTCAAATGACTAATCAAGGTTTACAGCAAACTGTTAATCAAGAAGCTGTAAACCAAATTCCAATAAACAATGCGCGAAAGACAAAGCAATACGAACAAGAGCAGCAGCAATATAATAACGCTAATTTACAAGATGAACTTAGTTACGTCATTGCCTCAAAAAATCCAGATTTACTATCAAATTTTATGCAAAAAAATGATTTGGAAAACACAAATATGGGTGTGTTGCTTGATCCAGAAAAGTTCAAAGCTACGTTGGCGCTTGGTAAAATGCTCGACGCTGGACAAACACAAGGGTTATCTGAGCAAGGCAATATTGTTTTTAGTAAGCAGTTTGATAAGCCAGTAGGTCAGATGGGCAGAAATGGCAGTAAAATATCTAAAGTTAAAATGGTAGGCCTAGAAAGAAGCGGTGAGGGCAAAGTCAAAGTAAGGCTAGCTGTTTATACCGAAGATGGGGGAATGTACCCTTCTTATGCCAGCGAAATGCGCTCGTCTGATCCAAACGACCCTACTAGGGATTACAGCATGGATGATCTTGTTGCTTCGGTTAGTGGATTGAATAGTGCGGCTAAAATGTTGCAATCCTCTGGTCAACATCAGTCTTTCTTACAATCTATAACTAGAAAAAGAGAGTCAGAAAAACCACAGCAGAACGGAAACTTTAAAGAGTTCAAAGAGGTAAATGAGTTCGGGCAAGAAACCACAGGTGGTTGGGTTGATCTTAACTCAGGTAAGACAGTCTACGTACCGAAACAAAACATACCTAGCAAAAATGGTATTAGTTCTGAAGAAACAAAAGAGCAGCTATCGCAAAAAATAGAAAAAATAAAAGCAGGGCTCACTTCTAGCGGTATTCCTGCACAAGACGTAGACAGCATTGCTAATAAGATGGTTGAAACGGCAATGTCTAATCCTTCTATGCCTTTAAGTAAAATTCTAGAATCTTCTAAGATTGAGTATTACAAAGCTATAGAAGTAGAAAAGACAGGTAAGCAAAACAGAGAAAATAGACAGAACAATCCTAATTTGAATGATTCTGCAATCCCAAGACACGCATCAGGAGGGGCGCTTTAATGCTTAAATTACATGGCGAAGACGCAGTAGCGGCAGTAGAGCAAGAGTATGGTAAGCCTCTAAGTGCGCTTGAAAAAAGAATAGTGTTTGAGGAAGGTTATTCAACAGCACCATACCAGGACACAAACAGAGGTGTCACAACTACTGGTGTAGGGCAGACTGGCGAGTGGATGCAAAAAGGATTTCCCGCAGCGGTAGTGCATCACACTGAGCGAGCAAGAAATAGAATGCCTTCATTCGATAGTTTTCCTGCAAGTCTTCAAGAAGCTTTAGTGTCATCAGAGTACAGAGGTTCTTTAGGTGGTAGTCCAAAATTCATCGAGCATATTAACAATGGTGATTATCAAAATGCTGCTAAAGAATTTCTTAATAATAAAGAGTATTTAAATGCAAAGGAAACGGGCAGCGGAGTAGCCGGTAGGATGGAAAGAACGTCAGATGAAGTCAAAAAGCTAGGTGGTGTTGATTGGGATAATATGTTTGCTAACTACAAACCAACTCCTACACAACCTAAAGAAGTTGAAGGTGTTGATTGGGATAATATGTTTGCCCCAGGTGCTTTTAGTGCTGAGGAAGATGATAGGGGCGAGTTTGTAAAAGGCGCAACGTCCGCACTTAAAAGTACCGTTGCAGGTGGTAAAGCGTTATTTGGTGGGTTGACTGGTAATCCTGGAATGCAATTCGACGCATTAACGGATATGCAAAGAAACTCAAGAGAAAACGCAGGCAGCGTGGGAAAAGTTGAAGACATAGACAGCATGAGTAAGTTTGGTGACTGGTTTGCCTACAATTTGGGCTCTGGTACTGCTTCAATTGGAACAGCGGTTGTGGGTGGTGGCCTAGGTGGCCTAGCAGTTAAAGGTCTTGCCAAGGGCGCACTGGTGAATGCTGGTAGGACTGTAGGCGCAGGCACAACAGGTTTAGCACCTAACTTTGGTGAATCATTAAATAATGCTTACGATGAAACAGGACAGATTGAGAACCAGGCCGCCGCGGTTGCCGGTGTAGTTAAAGCATCGCTTGATATGTTGGTGCCGCTTAAATTATTGCGCGGTGCTGGTAAAGGTGAAATGGCCGACAGACTTCAAGAGTCAGTAAAGCAACGCTTAGTCAAAGACAGTGGATTTAAAACATGGGCTAGAGATACGCTTAATACGGGTACACAAGAATCGCTAACAGAAGGTGCTCAAACCTACGTCGACCAAGTTATGCGTAACGTATTAGGTGAAAAAGATAACGCATTTGCTGTACGTGATATTTCTGAAATAATGAATGCCGCAGCATCAGGCGCAGCAGGGTCCATGGGTGCCGGTCAAGTATCAGGCTATCAAGCCATGAAACAAGGTCAGCAACTTAAACAGCAATCAATTGACCAGAACGCATATGCAGATCAGCTAATCGATTCAACACCACTTGACCCATCTACCGTACCTAACATTCCATCAGTCGACCAAGAAGTCGAAGAAGGAAATGCCGTTGATTTATTTGATGTGCCAACGGTCGCAAGAAACCAGGGTGTAGAAACCAGATCAGCATTGTTTGATTTTGGTAATGACTTCACTGGCAACGCACCAATGCGCCAGGGCAATGCCGCAGCACAGAAAAATCCTATGGTGCCAATTAACCAGGCCCAGGACTCACAACCTAATTTTGTCATGCGCGACGATCAGATGGGTATGCAAACAAGTGGCGGTTTAGGCTCACAAGGTTTTAATATTAATCCTTATGAAGCACAACCACTTGAGGGTGAGTTTTTAGGACCAGAACGTCAGACTCCTTTCTCTACGCCAGTAGGACAAACGTTAGGCTCTCCTATTACAGAAGGTGAGTTTGAAAACCAACGAGCACTACCAGATAGGTCGCAAACTATTGTCGGTGAAGATGGCAGACCGAACCAGGCCGCACAGCAGCAAGCTGATGATATTGGTAGAGATTCACAGAATTTAATAACTCAAAAAGATATTATTTTTGCGGAAGATAATTCTGGAAACAAACAAGAACAACCAACCACTAATTTAAAAACAGACGGCACCCCGTTTGGTGGCAAAAAAGCGGCCGCATTAAGCCAGGCATTTAAGAAAGCTAAGAAAAATGGACTAGCGCCAAAAGTTGTACCAGTGATGGGTGGCTATGGATGGATTTCTAATAAAGCTAATGACAATAGCATATCCAAAATGCAAGAAAGCTTTAAATCAAAGTTAGAAAATAACCAAGAATATAGAGAGCTTTACGAAGGTGGTGCCTCGCAGAAATACGCTATGTTAGGTGTAGATAAAGCCCAAGCTGAATCAATGATTGATGATCTAAACGACACAGACTTAGAAAATGATTATGAATTATTGTCTGATGTTTATGAC